TGACCGCAAACTTTCTTGACGTTAACTCTTCAAATGAAAGCGAATTTGTAGTAACGGTTGATGCTCCTAACCCAACAAGCGAAACAACTATAAATTTAGGAACTGTTGTTGGAGCTAGTATGGGTACATTTGTGGTTGCTGGTGATTTTACTAAATATTTCTCACCTTATTGTGGAATGTCAACAAACTCAGACGGTTCAAATGCTTTTAGCTTTGCACAATACGAGAGTTGGTGGTATGACCCAACAACTAATAGAACAACTGTTAATTATAACCCTTTTCAAAGTAACAACCCCTCACTAGGCGGTTCAGTTTACTTACACCCTTTCGATTGGGAAACTACAGGCACTGAAATCTCTGGAGAAATATATCCTATGGAGGCATACAACGAGCATGGTACTACTACTCAGAATCACTTTCATCAAATATATCTTGGATACTATAAGCCAGAAAGAACTTTTAAGATTAAAGCTAGAGAAATATCCACAAGCGAGTCAGTACAAATAACTAAACTAGCAGGTACTTATTCACAGATTATAGGAGGTTAAATAATGAGAGTAGGGTATACAAGAATTAACGCAGATGGTGTAATTGAACAAGTATTGCATAGCGAACACTCTTCAAGAGAAGAAGCACATATAGCCGCAGTAGCTTTAGCTGATAGTTTAGTCGACACGGCTGACGTTGTTGACGTACAAAGAGGATATGCAATTGGTGAGACAACTTTCCATCCTAGAGTAATTTACAACATACCACCAACTGACTCACAAAGAAACCCATCTTAATCGGAGAACAACATGGTCACGGAAGAAACTAAACAAGCTGTAGACGTATTCGCGGCATCCACAGGTGTGATGTCACTAGCGGCTTGGTTGCCTCCTATTGCTAGTATCTTTACTATTATCTGGTTAGGTCTTCGTATCTATGAATCAGAGACAGTGCAGAAGATTGTACATAAGAAGTGAAAAAGTTATTTTGTCTATTAATGATGTTGTCTTGGGTAGCACTTGGAGACAACACGCAAGAGGGTAGTCTTAACACTTATCATGGTGAAGCCTCGACTACGAATAGTAATAACAATACACAAGATGACTCGGTAAGTAATACATATAACGGAGCAGGAAGTAGTAGCGAAATACCAGTAGGCTCTGCAATTACTCCTAGTTACATGAGTAGTGGTATGGACACTTGCCTTAAGGGTTCAGGTGGTTCGTTACAGACAGTAGGTGTAGGGTTCAGCAGTGGTACTTATGAAGTTGATCCTAACTGCGATAGACGTAGAGATGCTAAGTTACTATCAGACTTAGGAATGAAAGTAGCGGCAGTAGCTAGAATGTGTGAAGCAACAGAGGTATGGCGTTCGATGTTCTTGTCAGGTACACCTTGCCCTCTGTTGTTAAATGGTAAGTTGGTTGTAGGTAAACGTGCAGTGTTGGCTATGAAGAGACAGCCTGAGATTTACATTCCTGATTACAACAAAGATACTAAAGAGTGGTACAACATAATACTAAACATAGGAGAAGAGGACACAGATGAAGAAGATACTACTACCTCTATTATTGCTAAGTTCCGTACTACAAGCAAGTGAGAAAGACGATCTACTGAACACCTCTTCTGATATTGTCAATCAGATTACTACAGGTGTTACATTAGTAGGGGCGGCTACAGAGTATGCATATCAGGGTGATGCTTTATCCTCAGGTACTTTATCTACCACTGCTCATATTAGCGAAGCACAAGTAGATGCCTATAACCAAGCATTAGATAACTTTGTAAATAACTATCAGCCATATGGTGATGTTAAAGCTGTATTAGAAAACAAAGCTATGGGCGAACTAGAGTTGATGGATGAGGCGATAGGACGTTTCACTGAAGCTGTAGTTGATATGAGTACAGTGTTGCAGGTTAACGAAAGAATAGAAGAAGCTGTAACCCCACAACAAGAAGCAGAGGTACAGACGTTTGTAACAGAAAGTGCTTCAGTGTTACAAGTAGAGCAAGAAACTGTTGACACATACAATCAATCTGTAGATGAGATTGAGACCCACGCTAACAATGCTAGTGCTTACTTAGCTGTAGCAGGTTCAGAAGAAGCTGTAGCTTTCTTAGAGCAAGGCATTGAAAATGCTAACACTACAGCAGAGCAGACTAATATATTCTATGATGCTAATGCACAGTGGGTAGCGATGGGGTATAACACTACACGTAACCTTACAGCTGTATATCTTAATGGTAATGATGCATTTGGTTTAGACCTTTACATTACAGAGGCTGATGTATTAGCGGCAGGTAGTGAGTCAGAGTTTTTCCAAACCAGTCCTGTAGCACAGGGCTATAACTGTTTTATGTATAACGAGGGATGTAACGAACTATGAAGCTATCAGAAACTGAGTTGACTATTGGCGGTGTTAAGTTAAAAGGTATTTATATAGCAGTTGTATTATCATTAGCAACTACTATAGCTTCAGCAGTATGGACTGCAAGTAGTTTATATTCTCGTTTAGGTATCGTTGAGAAGAAAGCGTCTGCTGTTAAAGTAGCGGTAGAAAAAGTACAGCTTATAGAGCAAAGACTTGAAGACAACGATGTAGGGCAGTTAAAGGGTAAATTAGCCACTTTAAATACTAGCCTAGATACCCTAGTGGTACAGCAGAAGAACCTCTTAGAATTGAAAGGAGACGTTTCTGAGCTATCTAAAGACATAGAGTCTATCAAAGGCACTGTGGCTAAAGCTGAAGTCATTACAAAAGACGTAGGTGATGTAGGCGATAGCTTGAAGAAACTGAACACAGAAGTAGATAACCTTTGGGAAGGTCTTGAATATCTTTCCAATCCATTGAAGTAGGAGTTAACATGCCTAAGAAGAAAGACCCAAGACTAGCTAGAGCAGGTGTCTCTGGTTACAACAAACCTAAGCGTACGCCTAACCACGCTAAGAAGTCACATGTTGTTGTGGCTAAAGAAGGTGATAAGGTTAAGACTATTCGCTATGGTCAACAGGGTGTTAAAGGGGCGGGTAAGAATCCTAAGACTGCATCGGAGAAAGCAAGACGTAAATCATTCAAAGCCAGACATGCTAAGAACATATCTAAGGGTAAGATGTCAGCGGCTTACTGGGCTAATAAATCTAAATGGTAGGAGAAGACTATGCCACAAGGTAAAGGTACATACGGAAGCAAAGTAGGAAGACCACCTAAGAAGAAAAAGAAGAAGATGAAGAAAGGTAAGTAGTCATGCCAACCAAGAAGAAGTCTACAGTTAACAAGGCAGGTAACTACACCAAGCCTACTATGCGTAAGAACTTGTTTAACAAGATTAAGTCTGGTACTAAAGGTGGTAAGTCAGGTCAGTGGTCTGCTCGTAAAGCACAGATGCTTGCTAAACAGTACAAGGCTAAGGGTGGAGGATATCGATAATGCCTCTCAAGAAAACACAAAAGAGTTTAAAGAAATGGACAAAGGAGAAGTGGGGTACTAAGTCAGGTAAGAATAGTACTCAGGGAAAGAAAGCTACAGGTGAGCGTTACCTTCCTAAGAAAGCTAGAGATGCTTTGTCTAAGAAAGAATATGCCGCTACCTCTCGAAAGAAGAAAGCAGATACTAGGAAAGGTAAGCAACACAGCAAACAACCACGAAAGATAGCTAAGAAAACAGCTAGGTATAGAAAATAACTAAGAGGCTAACATGGGACTTGAAACCGTAAACACTAGTGGTAATGCTAGATTACATGAACTAAACACCGCCAACCCTATAGGCACTGATAATAAGAGTCAGGGCGATGACCACATTAGAAATATTAAAAGAGTTATTAAAGATCAGTTTAGTGGCATCTCTGGCGATAGTAGCTCAGGTGCTGTCACTGCAACTGCGGCTGAATTAAACTTACTAGATGGTGTCACTGCCACTACTGCTGAATTAAACATACTAGATGGTGTTACTGCAACAGCAACTGAATTAAACTTACTAGATGGTGTCACTTCTACTACTGCTGAGTTAAACATATTAGATGGTGTTACTGCAACTGCGGCTGAATTAAACTTACTAGATGGAGTTACAGCTACTACTGCTGAATTAAACATACTAGATGGAGTTACTGCAACAGCAGGTCATTTAAACAAACTAGATGGTGTCACTGCCACTACTGCTGAATTAAACATACTAGACGGTTGTTCTGCAACAACAACTGAGTTAAACAAGATGGCTGGCTGTACTGCTTCTACTGCTGAGTTAAGTTATGTGGATGGTGTAACCAGTAACATCCAGACACAGCTTAATACCAAACAAGCTACTATGACAGCGGGCACTAACATAGAGATCAGTGGTAGTACTATTCATGCATCAGGTTGTCCTGACTTTGCCTGTATAGGTAGGGTTAATGTAGATCACGGACACGATATAGGTGAAAGCGGTTATATCCTTTATCAGCATGACGAGATAGTAGATAAAATAGGATCAGGTGCTTATTTGAGTTCAGGTAAGGTAGTTCTTCCTGCGGGTACTTACTACTATGAAGCAACTGCTCAACTACGAAATGCCAGTCCAGATAATGATGTTTCTTTCGCTAAACTTCAATTATTCACTGATAGTGGTACTGCTATAGGGTATCCTGCTATGAGTTATATGGGTGAAAGATCAGCCAATCAACTTGTGATTATAGGTACTTTTACTACTTTTGGTGATGGGTATTATCTAAAAGCCTGGGGGTCTCAAGACAACGACGGTAGGATAAAATACGGAGATTCCGCAGGAACTGAAGAAAGACAAGCATCTACAATTAAGTTCTGGAGATCAAATAGATAATTATGGCTTATAAGAAGATAGAAATAAAAAACCCTCGAGAGATTAATCTTGATAGGTCTCCTTATAACATGCCTAATGAAATATGGAGTGCTGGTGATCATGTAAACTTTAGAGAGGGTAAAACTAATGTTAGTTTAGGTACTAAGATTATATACGGCTGGACTGGTGAAACACCTTCATTACCTGCAAACGGGTATATGGGCTCTGATCCAATAACAGCAGAAGTATGGACAGACTTTGACTCTTCTTATATATTCTATGCTAACTCTGATAAAATATACAGAGTAAACCCTTCAGGCTCTCATGTAGATGTTACTAGAGTATCTTTAAGTAACCCTGCTCTTAAAGACCCGTATACTGGAGATTATGATGATGGTTGGACATCTACAATCTTTAATGGTGCTTTAGTATTTAACAATAGTAAAGACCTACCTCAGTTTTATAATCAAACTACATCAAATATGGAGAATCTTTCTAATTGGAATGCAAATGAGCGTTGCGGTGTTATTCGTCCTTTTAAGAATTATTTAATTGCTTTAGATATATACGACGCTTCTACTAGTAATGCTTATCCTAATAAAGTTCTTTGGAGCGATACCGCTCCTGTAGGTGGTGTACCTACTTCATGGGATACTGGAGACCCTGCTGTTCAGGCGGGTTATAATATATTACCAGATACGCAAGGGAGGGCTATTGAAGGTAAGGCATTAGGAGATACATTCTTTATTTATAAAACAGATGCTGTATGGGCTATGCAGTTTATTGGAGGTAATTTAGTATTCTCCTTTAGAAAAGTATTTAGCGATGGTTCAGGTGTTTTAGCTAAAGACTGTGTTACAGAGTTTGATGGTAAGCATTTTGTTGTAGGTATTAATGATATTTATATTCATGACGGTACTTCTAAAAAGTCTGTTATTAGTAATAAAATGCGTAAAGCTTTCTATTCTGATATTAATCCAGATCATACAGATAAAGTTAAATGTATACATGATCCTAAGAATAGAGAAATAACTGTTTACTTTCCTACTTCGTCTAGTACTGACGGTCAAGCAGATAAGTTTATTATTTACAACTATGAATTAGACACATGGGCTCAACGCTCTGTAAAG